CCGTACCGGCAACGCGCCGAGAGCTTGCAGCCGCTGCACCAGCGGCGGGTGTGTGTAGTGCAGAGCAACCTGCAACGGATGCGGGTTCAGATTAGTCATATTTTCGGATGCCAGTTTACGCAGCGCGGAAGACAACACATCCGGACGCCCTGTGGTGCGCGCTGCAAAGGCATCCGCGGCGTATTCATTGCGCCGCAGCAAAGCATGGAAGCCCACACCGGTAAACAAAGACACCGGAGTGAACAGCAGCGAAAAAAAGACCAGACCGGCATGGTATGACACCTGCTGCACACCGAATGCCGCAAAAAGCTGCGGCTCCGTCAGAAAAAAAGAAAGCAGCCAGAGCATCAGTCCGGTGCGTGCCACGCTCAGCCCCAGCATCACCGGTATGTGGCCCAGTGTGCAGTGCCCCACCTCGTGCGCCACAACCGCCACAACTTCATCGTCATCCAGTTTTTCCAGCAGCGTATCAAACAGCGCTATGCGGCGCTGCCTGCCCAGACCCGTAAAATAAGCATTGACCTTGGCGCTGCGCCGCGACCCGTCCACAACAAAAAGTCCCGACAGCGTATACCCCTGTCCTGTCACATATCTGTCTATGGCACTGCGCAATGCGCCCTGCGGCAGCGGAGTAAAGGTATTAAACAGCGGCAGCAGATACCGCGGAGCCAGAAAAGACACCAGCAACGAAAACACACTGACCAGCAGCCATACGGGCAGCCACGCTTCCGGACCGTACAGGGCCAGCAGCCACAACACACCGGCAGCCAGCGGACCGCCCATAACGGCAACCAGCAATCCTGCTTTCAGCCTGTCCGCAACAAACGTCAGCGGAGTTGTTCTGTTGAAGCCGAAGCGTTCTTCGTGCACAAAAGTCCGCCACAAAGAAAAAGGCAGACCTGCCAGCGACGAAAGCACTCCCACCAGGCCGAAGAAAACCAGACCGGTCATGATTCCGGTTACCGCCGGACCACCCCCTGCAAAGCCGCCAAGCAACGCACCGGCAGACCTCGACAGCGCATCCGCGACCCCAAAGCCCCCGCAAAGCCAGAACACCAGAAACACCGCCGTACCTGCCGTGTCCTCGGCGATGTTCAGACGCATTCCGGAAGCCACATACCGCTGCATACGTTCGCGCCGCGCCGGTTCCTGATGAAGAATGGGATAACGGAGATTGAGTATGTGCGATAACCGGGACAACACGGGACGATCCGGGATATATTGGGACAGGCTGGATGAAAATATGTTTCGCAATATGGAATTAAAAAAGGGGCCAAAGCGGTCCCTTTTTTTTGCTACAGATCGCGAGGATCAGTCTAGCGGAAGATTGAGTTGTGGCATTCGCCGCCGCGCTCGTTCCTCGGCAATGATCTTATAGACCCGCTGTACGGACAGGCGGAATTTTTTTGCTAACTCATGCACATTATCACCGGTGAAGGCATCATAAATGCGGGCATTCCGACGACCGATGTTCATGGGGATGTACACCAGTTGCCCTCCCCATTCCTCAGCCAAACGGGATGATACGACGCGGCCAAGATTTTCTGGAAGACTGCTCAGGTTCTGCTTACCTCTGGCGTTTAGTTCACGTTCTACAGACGCCTGCACGGTGGCCTGCACATCCTTCAGCAATTCGTTACCACGTTCTGAACTGCTCATTGTTCCTCCAGGATATCCTTGATTCGGGCTTGGGCAGATTCATCAGCAATACGGTTTCCCCACGCTTTAAGTGTTTCAATTACAGCCTGTAATTGCTTTGCAGAGCACCACTCCATACGCTCCGTCTTGGTAATCCTGCATACATATGCTAACAAAGCGGTTTCACTTCTATTTCGCACAATTCCATTGTCCGCGAGCTCTAGCCAGAGAGATCTTATTTTTCTGGCCTGATCGGAGTTGTCCATCACGCGAGGTCGCGTAACTTTAAATCCTTTTTTTTTCAGCGCATCACAAACAGCCAGCAACTCTCGACTAGTCATGTTGGCCGTGGACTTTTTGCCTGTTATGGAGAGGAGCATGCCTCTGTACGTGTCGTCGTCCAATCCTAATTGACGCTTTGCCACATGAACCAGCTTGATCATTCGTGCCGAAGTTTTTTGCCTGGCCATATTGTCCTCCGATTTAAATTGCGGCGATATCAAGCGGGATTGGGTCGTACCCCCCGCTAGCATTACGCTCATAAATTCGGACATAAGCCTTAGTGCCAACCACTTGAATGCTATCACCGATGGCCTTTATGGCTTGCACCCACCGCTCATCGGTAATATCCAGTCTGCGTAGGCTAAGAATTGCTCCGGTATTGATCCGTCCCTCTTTATCAACACGGAAAGCTTGGTTGATCAGCGCTTGCAATTCGGTTCGGCTGTCTGCTGTCCAGTCGCGTAGACATTCATCAATCAATGCCTTCGCTGCTTGAAGTCTTTCGTCGAAAGTAATGTGCTCAGCAATAGACCGTTGAATTTTATAGCGACCATCATAGCTCATCAACGTGACATTCCCCTTGTTGCCACCAATCTTTGCTCCATATTTTTCTGCTGCCAGCTCTACAAACGCACTGACATCATTCATCGCCCCGCACTTGAATCTGGACAGCTCATCCCTCACTTTCATGGCCTTGCCGACCAATTCCATCACTAAATCATGACGGGCCATATCGACGTCCTTTATTTGTGCTACCGGAATAAGGTGGCCCTGTGCATTAAGCATAAAATCTTCAGCAATTATTTTCATCATAGCACTCCGTTAAATTGCATTGACAACGTCAGCTGTCACTTTGGTTTCGCCGATGTGCGCTGCCATGTTGATTGCCGCAACCAGTGAATTGTTGACGGCCAGCGGATAGACAAGTGAGACGGCTTGGCCGGATGAGCTGCGTGGTCCAGTTAGACGAGCAGCCAGAGCTTCCAACGCGCCGGGGGCAATAACTTTGTCCATGTTAACCCCTACTCGTTGAAATTTATGAGCTACATAGTTGGGTAGATCGTTGCCAAGCGGGTCAATATGAATAATTTCGCACCGCTGGACAACTTCACGTACAGAGCTGTCGGCTTCCCCTAGTTTGGTTTGTAACTCTGTTTGGCCAATCAATATGATGGAAAGAAGCTTGTTAAAGCCATCCTCAAGCTCCATGAACCGCTTAAGATGCTTGAGAGTGGGATGAGAGAGGCTGTGCGCTTCTTCAATGACCATGCAATGGCGATAACCTGCGCGGGAACTATCGCGTAACACGGTGTGCACTTGGCGGAAGCGTGCCTCTGGACTGCTAAGGCATTTTGCATGCGGGGCCACCGTGTACAGAATAGATTCTGCTAAGTGAATTGCCTTTAATGTTTTCCCTTTCTGGTCGTTATCCTCCATCGCCAGCACATAAGGTTCTATCATTATAATAGGCAAGCTTTCCGATTCTATACGGTGCGCTAAATCCTTCCTCAGAGTGCTCTTGCCACTGCCAGATTCACCAATTACTGCTAGCAGGCCACCATGGCGAGCTGTGCTGAGCATCGCTTCGCGCACATACCGGTAATCAGCGGACAACCATATGTCATCAGGTCCAGACAGATCATCGTAAAAGGGGGATCGGGGTAAGCCAAACTGGCGCTTGGCTTGGGGACTGAGAACCTGCTTGCGCATCAACATAATGGTCTCCTCCATAGTATTGTTTTTAATGGGCTGACCCAACTTTACTTTTTCATTTAAAGCTGCAACTACAGCTGCCTTACGAACTCCGTTATCTATCAAAAAAGCTTGTAATTTACTCTTTACTGCTTCTGGATCACGCCGAGGCCATTCGCCTTGAGTGACAATGATTGAAAGAGCCGCAGGACTAATACCAATAGCGTCAGCAACAGACCTTTGTGGTCGGCCTAAGCCTTCCAGTATTTTTTTTAATCTGGGCATTACATACCTCCTACGGCAACGAGCCGTAACGGAGTGACAGCCGGTATTTCTTTGGGGGTTGAGAAATGAGCTACAATTTCGTTAATGGAGTCATGTGGAACTCCATCTGGATAGTGCTGGCGAAGCCACTCCATTGCGTCTGTATTCCATTTATCGCCTACACGAGAGCGTAGCAGTTTGGCGGCTTCGACATGTCCGAGTGGTGCGACCTCCCGCTGCGGAGCTTCTATTTCCAACGTTGTGCCACGACGAGGGATGTACGTGGGGGCAATCTTCGTGTCAGCCAACATGTCCAGATGCTGGTAAGCGGCCCTACGCTTGCTTGCAGCTTTGACTGCGTCGGCCAAAGAATCTGTTCCGTAGGCTTCTCGTTGAATATTTTTAATCAGGGAATCTGTGCGGGTGTCCGGTAAGGATGTGTATCCCGCACCTATTACCTGCGCATCCTTCCGGAAACCTGCAGCGTCCCGAACAACAGGCTCTACAGTCGTCACCACTTCGCTGCCATCAGGCTGTGTTAGAATGACGTCTACAGCTGGAGCGCGGTATGGATTGACTACTACTCGTATTATTTGGCTTACAGAAATCCCTGAAATGTAACGTAGATCATAACTATGTTGCCCATACCCTTTGATGGAGTGGGTAATTGTCATACGAGGGCTAACCTTAACCTCGCGCGGTTCCGTCGCCACGAGGTTGCGTAACATTTCTTCAGATGGAGCGGTTCTCAGCTGCTCCTGCGTTATGGTCATCCATGCCGAGTTGCGGCTACGCCCATGTCGCCCATGAATAGCGTTGGCATTCCAATGGATTCGCCACTTGTCAGCCGCCGTGTTCAATTGCGACACATCGGCAATCTGCATGCAGGCCAACCGCCCTTCGAACTGCGTTTCGATCAGGTTTTGCGCCTGTTCACACTGGCCCTTTGCACGTGGATTACCTGCCATATGGGTCAGGTGAGTAATCCCCAACGCCTTAAGCCAGCGCTCGACCAGTGCAGAACAGTTACCAGCGCCTTTGTCGGTCAGCAGGTATGCAGGTACGCCATGCATGGGGTCATCGTGCCCGCGCTTGATCATGGCTCGGATCAAGGTGTCCAGAACGGACATGGCATCTTCAGCACCGAGCACATAATGGAAGAAAATGGCCCCGCTGTAATGGTCGGTTACAACAAGACGCCATACCCGATCCCGCTCAGCCCGCGCCAGATTTGCAGGTTTGTTCTTGTAGAACTTAGCCTCATCCATCACCCGAACTTGTCCACGTGGCAGGTAAAACAGCACGCACAGCGAGGCATCCAGCTGCCAAACGTGGTTAGGGTGCAGGCTACGCAGCTCCTGTGCGGGGTTGCCGTGCCCCAACTGATCTGGGTGACAACCGTGAACGCGCATAGCGCGAGCCACCGTTGCGGGGCTGGGCATCCTGATCTCGCCAGTGTGAGGGTTGGTGACACCATATCCATTACCAGCAAGCACGTCGCAGGCTACGGAGATGGGCATAGTCCGCTTACCATTGGCTCTGGTGGCCACTTTGACTAACCCCGCGGCCGCCCGGGCGAGGTCCTCTGTCACAGAGATTCGACCTTTATCCGTCCGGGGCTTCCGGCCGCTTGACCACCCGACCTTCCGCAGCTGACGATATACGGTCTGTATACTGCAGCGCAGCGTCTGGCTGGCCGCACCAATCAAAGCGCCACGCTCCGAGGCAGGCGCTGCATTCAGCCGGGCCTTCAGGTCCATAAGGTATTCCACACGCGGCGCATCCATAGTGCCTCCCTAGTCAACTGCGATTTCTGCGGCCCTGTCGCCTCTTTTGCCGTCTACATCTCCCATCCAGTCGGGGTAGATAATCTGGCGAAAATCAACGTCGATGCCGTTTTCATGCAGCATCTCGTTCAACCGTACGCAAGTATGACTCCACGCTTCGTGTACATAACGGGCTGTGGGCACGCTGGCACCGTCAGGGTTCATTAATACTCCGTTAGAAACCGCAAAGGCATGTACGGCAGACCCAACCAGCTCAAGCAGCGCAGCATCCAGCTTTTTGCGAGCATCAGCCTCGCGCTCTGCTTCCAGCAGTATTCGTTTATCAGGCGGCAAAGTTTTGATTTTCGTCAGTTCAGTCTGTGCTTCATCCAGCTTGCGGCCTTTGTCTTCCAATACCTTGTCACGAGCGGCAAGGTCCGCAGCGAGGTCTTCCTTTTCTTTACGGATGGCAGCATTTCTGGCGGCAAGGTCTTCCAGAAGGTCCTTCAGGGCCTCGGGGTCATTGGAACGAACCGCTTCGCCTTCAATAACCAGCTGTCGGGTATCTTCCGGCAAGGCCCTCAGCTGCCGGAGCTGGCGGTAGCCAAGACCAAGCCGTTGCGAGGCTTCCAGAAATTCTTCGCCAAACATGGCAAGGTTTTGAAGGTCTTCCTTCGCCTTGGAGAGGCTGATGCCAAGAACCCCGCATACATCTTCAAAAGTAGTCATCTCCACCAGTTCGCCCTTGGCGTTCAGGGCCTGCTGCCCCTTGTAGGCTTTACTCTCCTTGAGTTCGGCAAGCAGCTTGAGCTTGGCGATGTTGGAAAACTGTTCCATGAAGTAGAAAGCGCGAAGCTGGCCAAGAGATTCTGATGAATGCACCTGTTGCGCAGTAACCGCTCCGGTCAGGGCCGTTGCCATCTGCCGGGTGGTTTCCACGGTAACGGCTGCGCCGGGAAGATCCGGCAACGGTTCCGGCATGCTGGAAACGGTGGAGGGGCGGCCACGGCCCGTGGAGGCGCTCTCCGCATCCTGATATATTTCTGCTAACGGCTTGCCAGTCGGAGCGGCAGTGTTGAGGGCATTAATCATGTTGGTGGTATTTGTTTCAGGCATTGTCCGTTGCTCCTTAAAAGCAGCTGAGATTTCTGGTTTTACGCTCTCAATCCATTTGGTAGGGCCGCTGATGACTGTCGCCTTCATGCCGTGCCTGTGCCACCCATAGCGAGAGCGCCGGAGACTATTCGCTGATTCAGTTCTGCAATGCGGGTTGTCGTGCGGGTCACGTGGTTGCTGTATGCTTGCGCCACCTGCAGGGGGCGCGGTGTCAGGCTCCAGCGTCCTGTTTCCAGTCTTTGAACCCAACCTGCCCGCATCAGGGTGTCCAGATCTCGGGAAACAGTGGGAGGCGGGCAGCGCAGCGCGTCGGCCAGTTCTTTGTTGGAAAGCCCGTCCAGTACGCGGCCTGCCATCATCTCCACTATACGCAGACAGCGCAGGGTTGCGGCGTTGGCATTTTTTTCTTTCATGGCTACCACCACCGTTGTTCGGCCAGCATTCCAAGGTCATATCCGTTTTTCGTAGGGACAAGCGACCAAATGGGACGACCCAGCTTGCGGGCATGCTCCGCCTCTGCCTGAATACCTATAGACTGCCGCCACCCGTTGTTATCCTGCTGAAGGATACACATGGCTCCGGTAGCTTCCAGCATGGCGAGGCACTGTGCGTGCCACGTGCCCCAATCGCCACCGGCGCCCATTACGGACATGGGATGCCCCATGGATATGGGTGACAATACTCTGTGCCCCTGCTGCATCAACCAGGCTGCGGCGTGTGTGGCGTCCAGCCAGCGTTGCTGACGCACTTCCGGATCAGGGTGGGTATAGGGGGCCGCAAGATAAAAGAAAGATGTCTCCTCGCAGCAATAGGGTTCTCTAGGGGTCAGGAACGTAATTCCGCCTTCATCAATCAGTGATTCCGACATGACCTTTTCGTGTTTGCTGCCGCAGCAGGGGCAGTACCAATCGCAAAACAGGCTGGCCGAACCATCTGCATTGAGCCCGGTCTGGCGGCTACGGACTTGCATCACCGCGTAGTCCGGTACGGGGTCATGGTTAGCGCCCCCTGCATAGGATTGACGAGGGACATCAAAACAACGGATGAACTTGCCTGTGTAGTCTTTTTTATACTTCGGGACAGATACCGTGTCCCATGATCGGACATCCGCAGGACGAACCGGATTCCAGGCCGCACCCAGAGCAGCAGCCAGACGGTCACTTTCAGCCTGTTCACGGGCTTCACGTTCGGCTTGCACCCTGGCATTGTTGGCATCCCAGTCGTAATCACTCATGGGACACCTCTGCAGGCAGGTGGACATCAATCTCGCATGAATCATCCAGCGTCAGCTTCCCTTCTCCTCCTTCTTCGGGGTACTCAAATTCAACAGTATCGCCCAGATACAAGGAGACTGAGCGTTGATATTCATCGCTGGTAGCTTCGAGAACGGCATCGTAAGCGGCTTCCGGCGAGGGCGCTTCAGCGGTAGCGGTCCCCCATATGGTTACGCAAAAATCGCAGGTATACTTCGGCATGTTTTTTCTCCTTTCATTCCTTACTTTACGCCAGAAGCCAGCTTCAAGGCTGCGCGGAGAGCTTCCGTCCTCATGCTGACAGGAGCCTGCAGCAACACATCACCTTCCGCGCCATGTGCACGGATATGGATATGTCCTCCCTGCACAGCCAGGTGGCAGCGACATTTCGCCGATGCGGCAGGCATCATGATGCGAGAGCCTTTCACCAAGGGGCAGGGATAGGTTGGTGCGTTTACTTTCCGATTCGTTCCCATAGTTCTTTCCTCTTCTTGGATTGATCCCGTTTTTCGACTTCCATGACACCGAGTTCGTAGAAGACTGCCTGTTCCGGGGTCAGCAGCCGGTATCCGGTACCTTTTAGTGCGGCTTCGGCCAGTGCAGAACTACCGGTTACCTCAGTGATAGCTGCGAGCATGTGCAACGGCGTAGGCCGGTCTTCTTTCGAGGCCGCCGCCCAATTGTTCAACTGGTGCACGGAGATATCATGTCCCGTAAGGCGTGAGAGTTCTTCGGCGATAACTTCTCGTGACAAGCCGCAGGTTTTCATGGCCTCGCTCAGAGCGTGCTTGACAGGCTCGAACGTACGCAGAGAGCCGCTTTGCAGTCGTTGGGACGGCAGGCTGGACATTGGCAGGGTTAATTGCACCATGCGTGTGTCTGATTTTGAGCGGCGGTTAGACATTGCGTCCTAATCCTGTGACAGGTATAGAGAGGTGTAACTGGTTATGAGATTCTGGCTTCTTCAGTATGGCTGTCGTCGAGCACTTCACCGTGTTTGAGACCGAGCAGCACGGCAGCTTTGTGTGCTTCGCCCCTGATGCCCTTCTTGCGTCCGGTTAGCAGGTCGCTAACCGTATTGGGGTTGATGTTGTTTTTCATAGCCCAGCGCGCAATGGAGATACCCCGCGCCTCGAATCGTTCCCTGATCTGTGCTGCAGTAAGCAACTGCCCGGAGGATTTTTTCGTCATGGCGTAAGTCCTTTTTTTATGGCCGTAAGTGACGCGTTTAGTCGTGGTTCGTGTTGGTGAAATTGTTTTCCCAAAAAATTGGGAACCAGTCAATCCCTAAAAGCTGGGATATGGTATTTTTGTGCCCAAATCTTTAGGCGAAAGAATTAAGGTGCTCCGAGGCGATGTCCCCCAGGCTGAGTTCGCGAAGAAGTATGGACTCAGCAAAAACACTCTGTGGAGTTACGAAAATGGGACGACAGACCCGAAGACATCTTTTTTAGTTCAGCTAGTTACTGACTTTGGTGTCTCTGCTGACTGGCTTTTGTTTGGCGTAGGCGACCCTCCCAAGCCGGAGCTGGACGCCCGCGAAGCGATTCTGGTGGATCACTTCCGGCACTGTGATGAGCGGGGTAAAGACGCTATGATCACGGCGGGGTCTGCGCTGGCGCAACAGACAAGGGGCGGGAAAAACGTAGATTGTGATGACGACCAAAAGGCTGTGTAATGGTGGAAGGACAGGCTAGGAAATGTCCGACGGTCGGACTTTTTTGCTGGACATTATTTTTTTAATGTCCTGAAATAATAAACGTTCGTTTTTTTACATGTCCGACGTGTCGGACTTTTTATAGGAGGGTTGTTGTGAAAATTCTATTTTTGCCGACAATTCTAATTACTACGCTACTATTAACATCTCATGTCCAGGCTGAAACAATAGACGATCTACAGTAGGCAGCGCTGCAGGGCGGCTACTCTGGTGGCGTCGTGGGCAAAATAGCCGACAGTCGGCCATTGTAACTTGTCAGATATTTTTAACGTATTGATATAATGTACCTGTAGTTTTTTAAAGCAGCCGACGTGTCGGCCATTTTCAAGAGGGGCACTGATGAATAACAGCTGGCAGAACCCTAAAGTGCGGAAGTTTGTATGGATTGCTGCTGCATTTTTTGTAGGGGTGGTAGTACTAAGCGAAGTTGCTACCCGCTTTGCCCCCCCCAAAGAGCCTCCGGCAATGCCACAGCTTGCAGCAAATGTTGCACCAGACGTGCAAGAACGTTTAACTCAGGCTTGGCCTAAAGTGCTAAATACATGCCCGGGCCTTGCTAAATATTATCATGAATTACAATTTGAACGCATAGATATTGCCTTCCCCGATGCAACCGGAGCCTACCACGCAAATTTTGTTTTCAACACTCCGGATGGGAAATCCTCAATTCCCACAGAGTTCATGGCTTTTGGCCAGACATGTTATTTTGGTGTTTCTAGCGATGGAGCAAGCCTCTTGGTGCCTAAAAGCGGATGCCAGTCCCTTTGTCTCGACAAGGTCGTTTTGTATACAGGTAACGATTTAACGCTACCGCTGCGCTGAACACTCTTTTTCCGCCCATCAGCCCCGCCTCTGCGGGGCTTCTTCTTTTCATCCCCATTAAAAGACACTCCCCTCAGGCCCACCATACGGTGGGCCTTGTCATGTGCAACGCGTAACAACGTAAAGGAGAGTGTATGCGAAATGCTTTTGAAGCCGCGCAGGCTTTTGTTGCCCGCTGGGAAGGTGGTCTGGTGGACCATCCTAACGATCCGGGCGGCATTACCAACCGGGGTGTCAGCCTCCGATGGCTGCGTTCCATTGGCTGCGACATTGATGGAGATGGCGATATTGATGCCGATGATATCCGCGCTGTCACGCCGGAAATCTCTGCACAGCTTTTCCGTGCTCACTTCTGGGTGGCTCCCGGTCTGCATAAGCTGCCGCCGCTGGTAGCGGTCGCTGTCTATGATGGTGCCGTCAATCAAGGGGCAGCCAGAACGGTTCGGCAGTTACAGGCTGCCTGCAACCGTTCGGGCCGAGAGCCTCTCGTGATGGACGGCCAAATCGGCCCCAAAACCATACGGCGGGTTGCATCCCTGTGCAGCGAGGGATCATTGAACCTCGCCATTGCAGCCATTGCCGAGCGTGAAGCCTTTTACCATGAACTGGCCGCCCGTCCGCCCCGCACACTGGATAACGGGCAGGTGGTGGACTACCGCGCATTCCTCTCCGGCTGGCTCAACAGAACGGCCGCACTGGAAAGCTGGTGCACGCAGCTTGCCCGGGAGGGAATGGCATGATGTCACAGTTAGCCAAGCAGGTTGGCGATGCCTTCTGCGATCATTCAGGCAGTGTTTCCACCATGCGCATTATGGCCGTATTGGTCTGTATGCTCGTTCTGGGGGCATGGGTAGCAGGCATGATTGTGGCCGGTCACTATATCCCGCTGGGTTGGGCTGAGGCCGGTCTTATCGGCGGGGCATGCGGTGCCAAGGCAGCCCAGAGCAGATTCGAACTAGGCTCCGGTGGCGTGTGGGGTGCGTACCCGTCGACCGGTGTTGCAGGAGTTGAGGCTTCCGCAGCCGCGCCGGGGGCATCTCTGCGCGATCTCGACAGTATTGATGCCGGAGGAGACTGATGTTGCCCATATTTTCCCTCATTCCCAAAACCCGGCTGGCGCTGGGTATAGCCGTGGTCTTGCTGATAGTTGGTCTGCTGTGCGCCCTGCTATGGCTACGCGGCAATCTGGCAGAGGCCCGTGAGGCTTTGGCAGCAGAAGGCGCAGCGCACAATGCTACTCGGCATGAACTGGCGCAGGCCCGTACGGCTAACAACATGCTGCAAGCCGACCAGCGCAGCAGCAATGCCACAATTTCCGCCCTGACGCGGCAGATCCGGGCAGCGCAGGCGCAGTACCGTTCATGGCAAAAGGAAGAAGCTGCAAGGCGGGCTGTGCTCGCTCACGCCGAAGCCCGCCCGAGACCCCCGAAAGAAGCCGCAAAGGTGGTAGATAATGCAACGCGTCGTGCAGCTGCTGACATGCTTAATGCTTGGTAGTGTGGCGGCAGCCTGCGGCGGATGCGCTTCCGGTCAGGCTACCCCTGCGCCAACTGTGCTTTCTGTGCACAATCTCTTTACTCCCTGCCCACGTCCGGAACAGCTTACGGCAGAAATGCTTGCTGACATTGCTGGGCGCGTAGAAGGCAATGAACCCTTTGACGGCCCGGCTAATGTGGACGCACTTACTGCCCGCCATCTGGCAATCCGTGCATATGTGCGCCAGCTGGAGGCTGCGCTGGCCTGCTATGAAGCACAGGCAGAAGGGGGAATTCATGACTGAGCCGGTAAACGTTCAACTTATCCAGCTGGCCGGAGTTGTCGTGCCTGTAGTGGTGACCGGCGTCTCCACGCTATTGGGGTGGGCTTTGTGGTCAATGCGCAAAGCATACGTAACCAAAGAAGAGTGTGACTCATGCCGGACCACAATTAACAGCAGGCTGGCCGACGTCGAAGGTGAGCTGGAAAACGCCCCCTCATCCAAAGACATGCAGGCAGTAATGCTCCAGCTGTCAAATATCAGCGGCGAATTGAAAGCTGCAAATGCCCGGGCTGAAGGGCAGGCAGAGCTGCTACGCTCCGTGTCCCGCCAAGTATCTATGCTCAACGACTATCACGTTACTAAGGGGAAATAGACCATGTCCTTTCAAACCGTACTGGCAGAAGATCGTCGACTATGCATACTGCGCCTGCTTTCCGGCTCTCCGGGAAAGGAGACTAATCATTACGTTATGAAAACTGCACTGCAATCCTTGGGGCATGCCGTAAGCCATGATGTCGTAAAGGGCGATTTTGCATGGCTGGAATCGCAAGGCTTGGTTGCTACCGCTGACCATAACGATGTGACTGTGGCCACATTGCGGGCATACGGCCAGGACGTTGCCGATGGTGTTGCCACGGTTCCCGGCGTCAAGCGCCCCATGCCCGGAGAGTAGGAGCGCGTCATGCCCAAACAATCCACCATAAAGCGCCTGCCCCCGGAAGTACGGGAGCGCATAGGCGTCCTGCTGGAGCAGGGGCGCACGCTGGACGAGATACTGGACGCGCTGGCCGGCTTGGATGTGCAGGTCAGCCGCAGTGCTCTGCATCGCTACAAGCAGCACATCGACAAGGTTGGTGAGCGCATCCGGCGCAGCCGCGATATGGCGGAAGCACTGGTTCAGCGTTTTGGTGATGAGCCGGAATCAAAGGTGGCGCGCATGAACATCCAATTTCTGCACGCCGCCATAACTGACGTGATCAGCAGCGCCGAGGCCACGGACGAAGAAGGTAACATCGTTCCTCTTGATCCCCGTTCCGCCATGGAACTGGCCAAAGCGCTGGATCATCTTGGCAAGGCTTCCAAGGCAGATGCGGATCTGATTTCCCGTATCCGCGAAGAAGCCACCAAGGCGGCGAATAAGCAAGCAGCTTCCACGGTGTCAGAAGTCGGCCGCAAGGCTGGTGTGTCTGGAACTGTTATCGATCAGATGATGCAAGCTGTTCTGGGAGGCGCCGTATGACCACTGCAGGATTTCTTTCCTACCAGTGGGAGCTGCGCGAGGCGGTGCGGGTCTCCCCGGTCACCGTTGTCGAAAAGAGCCGACGCACGGGCTATTCGTGGGCAGCCGGTGCCATCGGTGTGGAACATGCCGCCCGTTGTCGCGAAGATGGCGGCATGGACGTCTACTATATGGGCTACAATCTGGAAATGGCGCGGGAGTACATTGAATATTGCGGGGATTGGGCCAGAGTGATGCAGGTCGGAGCCGTATCTGTGGGAGAAACGGTGTTCAAGGACCCCGAACGCCCTGATCAGGATATCAAGGCGTTCCGTATGGACACCTCTGCCGGAAAAATTGTGGCGCTGCCATCCGTACCTCGTGCGCTACGAGGGATGCAGGGACTGGTAATCATTGATGAGGCGGCGTTCCACGACGATCTGGAAGAACTGCTCAAGGCCGCATTCGCCTTGCTCATCTGGGGCGGCAAGGTACTTGTCATCAGTACCCATGATGGAGACGAAAATCCTTTCAACACCCTGATCACAGACATTCGCGCCGGGCGCAAACCGTATTCGCTTCTGCGTTGCGACTTTGACAGAGCCCTGTCAGAAGGGCTGTATAAGCGCATCTGTCAGAAGCAGGGAAAGCAATGGACCGCCGAAGCCGAAACAAAGTGGCGGAACGAGATCATTGCCTTCTACGGCGATGGGGCGGACGAGGAATTATTCTGCATCCCCAATCGCGGCAACGGTGCTTACCTGCCTCTGGCCTTGCTGGAAAAGCGGTCAGATTCCAATATTCCTGTGGTGCGCTGGGAACAACCGGACGCATTTGTGGAATGGCCGGAACATCTGCGTGTGGCAGAAGCCAAGGACTGGTGCGATGAGGTGCTCGCCCCGCTACTGAGCCAGTGCGATCCCAAGCTTCAGCATTATTTCGGGCAGGACTTTGCCCGTAACGGCGACCTCACGGACCTGTGGCCTTTGTCCATGCAGCAGAACATGGTCCGACGGCCTCCTTTTGTGCTGGAGCTGCGCAACATTCCGTTCGATCAGCAGCGGCAGGTGCTGTGGTACGTGCTGGACCGCCTGCCCCGGTTCATGGGCGGCATGATGGACGCCACCGGTAATGGTGCCCATCTGGCAGAAATAACGGCACAGCGGTACGGGATGAACCGCATCACGCAGGTCAAGTTTTCCGAAGCCTGGTACCGGGATAACATGCCGCGCTGGAAGGCTGCGTTTGAAGATGGCACCGTGATGCTGCCCAGGGATGCCGATATCATTTCCGATCACCGGGCCATTAAACTGGTCAAGGGCGTTGCCCGCGTGCCTGAAGGAGACACCTCGGGCGGCCGGGGCAAAGGCAGGCGCCACGGCGACAGTGCCATTGCCCACGTGCTGGCCCATGCGGCCAGTTGTACGGATATTGTGGAATATGCATATGAACCGGCGTTGCCAGCTGCGGCCGCATCGGGACATGACGACGACGCGGATGGGGCATGGGGCGTTTCCCGTGCCCGGTTCGGTAAAGGGGCATGGTAATGTTGTATGATCATCTGGGCAGGCCGGTGGTAACATCCCTCCTGCGAGAAGAAGAAGCAGGGCCCACCCTTACCGGTGTGCGGCAAGTCATATCCGGCCATCCGGCGCAGGGCATGACGCCGGAACGCCTCGCCCGCATCCTGCGCGATGCGGAAGCAGGCGAACCGACACAGTACCTTGAACTGGCCGAAGAAATGGAAGAGAAGGACCTGCACTATCGATCCGTGCTCGGCACCCGCAAGCTGCAGGTCTCTGGCCTCGACGTGACGGTTGTTTCCGCCAGCGACGATGCCGCCGATGTGGCTGCGGCTGATCTGGTACGCGAGTGGCTGGAGTGGGATGAGCTGCAGCCCGCACTGTTTGATGTGCTGGACGCGGTAGGCAAAGGGTTTTCCGTTACGGAAATCATGTGGGAAACAAGCGGCAGGCGCTGGATGCCCATGGCATTGATATGGCGCGATCCGCGCTGGTTCCGTTTTGACCCGGCAGACGGACGTACCCTGCGCCTGATGGATTCGGGTGGCCAGTTGCTGCCTCTTTCCCCCTTCAAGTATATCGTTCATGTGCATAGAACCAAGAGCGGCCTGCCCATCAGGGGCGGGCTGGCCTATGCCATCGCATGGATATGGTTGTTCAAAAACTTTGATATCAAGTCATGGGTACAATTCGCAGAAATTTTCGGGCATCCGCTGCGCGTTGGTAAATATGGCACAGGAGCCTCTCCTGAAGATAAGGCAGCCTTGCTCCGGGCTGTACGCAATATAGCCCGGGACGCGGCTGCCATCATTCCCGAATCCATGATGCTGGAATTCGTTGAAGCCAAGATTTCCGGCAACGTCGACCTGTACGAAAAGCTTGCATCCTATCTGGACAGGCAGACATCCAAAGCTGTGCTGGGACAGACCGGCACCACTGACACCGGCCAGCATGTGGGTACGGCCGATGCACACCAGCAGGTCCGCGAAGACATTGAAAAGTCCGATGCCGGACAGCTGGCAGCCACGCTAAATAGAGATGTTGTGCGACCTCTGGTGGACCTGAACCTCGGCCCGCGTTCGCGTTATCCCCGCATCGTCATCACCCGGCCGGATGTGGATGATGTAGCAGCCCTGGTCACCGCGCTGGATAAACTTGTGCCCATGGGACTTAAAGTAGAATCCAGCGTAATCCGCGATAAAATGGGACTGCCTGAGCCTGCCAAAGATGCCGAGGTACTTATCGCTCCCGGTGTAGCGGCGCAGGAGCCTGATACCGCACTGCGCCGCGCTGCCCACACGGCATGGCAGGGTAGAGATATTCCGGATCAGGATTCTTTGGATCTGCTGGCGGTCGGATCGCTGGAAGGTTGGGAGCCCATGATGCAGGGCATGATTGATCCGTTGCGGCACCTGCTGGATGAATGCGACACCCATGAAGAATTCCTGCGGCGTCTGCCGGATGTGGTAGCCGCGCAGGATACGGAGGCACTGACCGAAGCTCTGGCCCGATGCATCTTCATGGCCAAGCTGGCAGGCATGACCGGCGCTCCTGTAAGCGACACGAATATGGGCGGAGACGACGATGCTTGAGATGCGTCCCTTGCCTCCGCAAGAGGCCGTAGCCTATTTCAAGGCCAAGGGTTATCAGATGCCGTCCACATGGGATTGGCATGACATGTGGCAGGAATCCCACGCCACCGCGTTCACCGTGGCCAAGTCCGCAGGGTTCGATATCCTTGGCGACATCCACGGGCAATTACAAAAGGTGCTGGAGCAGGGCCAAACCTTCCGCGATTTCAAAAAGGAATTAATGCCGGTCCTGCAATCCAAGGGCTGGTGGGGCCGCAAGGACTTACCCGATCCACGCACCGGGGCAGTCCGCAATGTGCAGTTGGGAAGTCCGCGCCGGTTGCGTACGATCTATGACGTGAATCTGCGCACGGCACATGCCTCCGGCGCTTGGGCACGGGCACAGCGAACCAGGGAGAGCCGCCCTTTCCTGCGATATACCGCCATACTGGACAGACGGACCCGCACCGATCATCGGGCATGGCACGGCATGGTGTTGCCCATGGATGATCCCTTCTGGGATACACATTATCCGCCCAACGGATGGCGCTGCAGGTGTACTGTCCAACAGCTCGGGCAGCGAGATCTGGACCGTTACGGTTACAAACTCAGCGAATCCCCACCGCGTCCGCCTTTGTTACCGTGGCAAAATCCGAAGACCGGCGAGGTAGTCATGGTGCCCAAGGGCATCGATCCGGGCTGGGGGTACAATCCCGGCAAGGCTGCCCTGCAGGAACACGCAGCGCGTACGCTGATGAACAAGCTTGTGCCACTGCCTCCTGAACTGGCCTCCACAGCCATGGGAGCGTCTGCAAGATTTGTTTTGCCTGCTTTGGAAAAGGACTTTTCCGCATGGATGGAGGAGATTGTAAAACGGATAGGTGGCGGGTCGTTCCGGGCTATGGGGGAACGCCGTGTAGTCGGGGCACTCTCTTCCCGCGCGTTGGCATTCCTGCATGAGCGGGGCATCATTCCGGCCTCAGGGGCAATCTCTATTGCGGATAGCGACGTGCTGCATATGCTGCGCACGGCAAAAAGAAATAAATTACCGGCATCTGCTCTCAACCGACTCCCGGGATTGCTCGCCCAGCCGCAGGCCCTGCTATGGGACAAACAAGACCCCGGCCTTGTCTATGTATGGAACGCGGAAATCGATACGGCTGAAAAGGTTATAGTCAAGGTGGACTATCATACCCGGGTGGCCAGGCAGAAGGTAACTACCAACAGCGTGCGCAGTGGACGCGCCACCAATGTGGTGGAATTGCGCAACAGAGGTCGGTATGATCTTGTGGAAGGGAAAATTTGATGGGCAGGCCGCATCCGACGGGGAAACGCCACATCCCTTTCGCGTCTCCGCTGCACACCCTGTCGGGGGCGGAGTATAGCGGGCCGAAGCGATTTCGCGGCCAGCGTCGGGTGCGGTACCTGTATTGATATACTACGACGCTCTGCAGCCGGTTGCAAGGACGTATCATAAAATACCTGTTTGCAGCCCGCTGTGGCCCCACATGACTCATTGCCCGAGGCTACCCGGTTGCATGCGTCACACCCCGTTCATGAACGTTTATAAACACCTGTCACTCCTACTTGCCATCCCCGCTTCTCTCCTGCGTACCCTCAAGCTACCGCGTATGCTCTAACGGGCATTAAAAGACTCACACCACCATGCGCCCTAAAAGGGGCGCATGGACACCAAACAAACTCTCCACCTCATGCAGGCCCGCCATTCGGTCGAACTGGCCGCCCGTAACGAGGCCATCGCCTCTCCTCCGGAATGGGTGCAGTTGCTTCCGGCCGGAGAGTTTCACGGCCGCGACGGACGCGGGCCGTACCGTAATATTGATCCCCACGGCGTCATCGAAAGCACCATGGCGTACCAGGCCGGTGCCGACATCCCCATGGATTATGACCACCAGTTGGAATACTCGGCCAGTAACGGCAAGCCTGCTCCGGCCTCCGGCTGGATAGTCAAGCTTGAGGTCAGAGGTGATGGTTCCATTTGGGGCCGCCCCAGCTGGACGGAAAAGGCGGCGGCACACATTGTCGCACGCGAATTCCGCTATTTGTCTCCCGTGTTCCGTCACACGGCTGACGGGCGCATTGTCCGTATTGAATCAGCCGCCCTGACCAACGTACCCAACCTTGATCTTGTCGCACTTGCCTCCCGCCAGCGCGGCGCCGAGGCCCAACCCCATACCAGAGAGGAAGATATGGACCTCAAAAAAACACTTACCGGCATTCTCGGACTGCCTGCGGACAGTGCCGACGATACCCTGACGGCCACGGTGCAGGGCCTTGTCACTGCTGCGCATAGCGCTGGCGCGGGTATGGCTACCATCGCCAAGGCCGTCGGCGCACCGGATGGTGCCACTGCCGATGTCATTGCCACCGAGGTGCGTGCATTGGCCAGCCGTGCAACCGCCCCTGATCCGGCAAAATTCGTTCCCATCGCAATGTATCAGGAAGCATCAACCGCCTTGTCCGGCCTGCGCAAGGAAATGGCAGTATCTTCGGCCAGGTCTCTTGTGGAAGAGGCAAAGGCCACCCACAAGGTAAGTCCCGCCATGGAAGAGTGGGCACAGGGGTATGCGGAAAAGGACCCGGAAGGCTTCAAGGCATGGATGAGCGCTTCGGCGCCCGTTGTGCCTGCCGGTCCGCAGACTCCTGAGGGAACTCCGCCGTCCGGCACCGGCAGTCTCACCGACACCGACCGCGCTGTATGTGCGCAGTTGGGCATTACCGAGACAGATTATATCAAAAGTATACAGGCTGCCGTTGGCGGCAAGGAGGTATAAATGGCTGCCCTGACAAAAGACAGAGACACTCCCTGCCGTGATGACATGGTGTATGCACACCCTGTGGCAGCCGGAGAGCGGCTGTATGCCGGAAGCATGGCAGCTCTTAACGCTGCTGGCTATGCAGTGCCTGCTGCTGCTTCGGCTACCCTGACGATCGTGGGCGTCGTGGAAGGGCATGCAGATAACAGCACAGGTCATGACGGAGACCTGCTGGTATTCGTGAAAGCCCGCTTGGCGTTCAAGCTCGCCAGCGACGGCAGCATCGACCGCACCCATATCGGCAAAGCGGCATACGCGGTGGATGATCAGACCGTTTCGGCCACCAACGGCGGCGGCACCCGTCCCGCTGCCGGAACCATCAGAGACGTGGACGCTTCCGGCGTCTGGGTCGCGTTCTAGGAGCATTCATGATTATCAATCAGCAAACCCTGCAGTCGCTGTTCACCGGCTTCCGCCTCGTGTTTCAGCAGGCTTTCGCCGGGGCACCGGCGGACCACGAAAAGATCGCCATGGTGGTCAAGAGCACTGCCAAGATGGAAACGTATCCGTGGCTGGGCAACACCACCGGCTTCCGCGAATGGCTGGGCGACAGGGTCATTCAGAACCTGCGGCTGCACGACTTCACAATCAAGAATCTGTCCTTTGAAAACACCGTGGGCGTGGACCGCGATGATATCGAAGATGATGTCGTGGGCGCATACACGCCCCTGTTCTCTCAGTTGGGGCAGGATGCCAAGGAGCACCCCTCTATTCTGACATTCGGCCTGCTCAAGAACGGTTTCACCGGCCGTTGCTACGACGGCCAGAACTTCTTCGACACCGACCATCCCGTACTTGACGAGAACGGCAACGAGATCAGCGTCTCCAACTTCGGCGGGGGAACCGGCACGCCGTGGTTCCTGCTGGACACCACCCGCGCTGTTAAACCCATCATCTTCCAGCTGAGGCGTAATTACGACTTCGTCCGCATGGATGCTCCTACGGACGAGAAGGTGTTCACGGCCAAAGAGTACCGCTACGGCGTGGATTGCCGTGCCAATGCCGGATACGGCCTGTGGCAGCTGGCATATGCCAGCAAGCAGGAGCTGACCGCTGATAGCTACGGTGCTGCACGTGCCGCCATGATGGGCATGAAGGGCGACAAGGGTAAGCCTCTTGGCGTGCGTCCCAGTCTGCTGGTGGTTCCGTCCACTCTGGAAAAGAAGGCGCTTGAGGTCATCAAAGCCGAACGCGATGCCTCCGGTGCAACCAACGTTTATCAGAACTCGGCGGAAGTGCTGGTATCGCCGTGGCTCGCATAAGGAGCGTCCATCATGCCCGTTATGATCAGAATCACCACCAAACGTGAAGGCTTCCGCCGTGCAGGAGTGGCCCATTTCGGTTCCCGCGATTACCCGGAAGGAACCTTCACTGCCGAGCAATTGGATGCTCTGTATGCCGAACCCATGTTGGTGGTGGATGAAGTGGACGTGCCCGACTTTGAAGGCGCGGACGATCCGGAAGTACCCGGGGCCGAGCTTAAAACCGGAAAGGGGAAAAAAGCCGCAAAGCCTGCTCCTGCAGAAGTGGCTACTCCCGGAACTGAAAACTCCGCTGAAAACGGCAGGTAACGGAGCGGGCGATGTACGCAGACATTGACGACATGACTACCCGTTTCGGCGAGCAAGAGCTGCTGGAACTGACCGATGCCAACCTGACCGGCACCGTGAACGCAGCCGTGGTGCAAACCGCCATCTGCGATGCAACTGAGCTGATTAACGGCTACGTTGCCGGACGGTACAGGGTTCCTCTTGCTCCGGTTCCCGATATGGTCCGACGCTGGTGTTGTGACATCGCCCGTTTCTACCTGCACAATGTGGCCGTGCCCGATGCCGTCAAGGCCGGGCACGATGCCGCCCTGCAGGGCCTGCGGGAAGTGGCTCGCGGAGTGGTACAGCTGCAGGCCGCAGGCGCTGAGACATCTTCCGCTTCCGGCGAAGCCGTGCTGGCCGTTGGCAGCAGGATATTTACCGATGGCAACATGCGGGGGTTCTGATGTCCGGCGGCATGACATTCACCATTCGCCCGTCGGGCCTCGACGCCATTGAAACAGCGTTGGGCAGGCTGCAGGCCACCGCAGGCGACCTGCGACCCGCCATGGACGAAATAGGCTCCCAGCTGTTGCAACGCACCCAGCGAAGGTTCGAAGAACAGCAGACACCGGACGGAGAAGCCTGGCAGCCCCTCTCTCCGGTTACTATCCGCAGAAGGGGCGATTCAGGCCCCATCCTGCGTATCACCGGGCATCTGTATGGAAGCCTTGAATACAAGGCACAGCCGGACTCGGTAGAAATAGGTACCAACTGGCCCTACGCCCGCATCCATCAGCTGGGTGCTGCCCAGGGCAGCTCCGGACGTTCCAGACGCAACGGTCCCATTCCGTGGGGCGACATTCCGGCCCGCCCGTATCTGGGGCTTTCAGATGAAGACAACGACGATGTCCTCGACATCATTGCCCGTCACCTCCAAGGAGGCATGTTGTGATTGGTGCTGTTGAAACTGCTCTTATTGCCCGCCTCAGCGCAGCTAAAACACAAAATGTGCTGGGCTACCCCCTGAACGTGGAAAGTTACGGCGGCCAGCTGAACACTGAAGAGGATCTGGCCAGGTTCGTCCGCCGCCTGCCCTGTGCGATTGTCACATGCACCGGCGTGGGCAGGGGCGAAGATTTGGGTACGCGTTTCAGGGAACAGGGTACCTTTGCCGTACTGTGTGTTGCCCGGTCTTTGCGCAACGAACAGGCCTCCCGTCACGGCGGCAGACCCGGCGAAGTGGGGACCTACCAGATCCGCAACGATGTTATGACCCTGCTGTGCGGTCAGACTCTTGGCCTCAGGGGAAACATTGAACCGCTTAGCCCGTATGGAACCCGTGTGCTTTTCAACGGCATGCTCAAAAACTTGGCGTTGTCGGTCGTGGCCGTGGAGTTTCGTACCGCATGGACGGTGGAACCCGCTGCAGACAGTGACACGGCAGAATTGCTGCCGGGAGATGCAGGGGCAGGAATAACCGACTTTACCCTTTTCTCCGGCGGCTGGGACGTACCTGTTCCCGGCATCGGCGATGAGGTGGCTCTGCATAAGGAGTAACCATGTCTGACATGATCATTATCCGGCCTGCCACTCCCGGTGCTGTCGTGCGCGATCCCGTATCGTTCCGGCAAGTCAGGGATGAAGGTGAAAAGAAACCCCGCAACGTCTACTGGCAGCGCAGACTGGATGCCGGTGACGTTGTCATCGTGCCTGAAGCGGCAACCACTCAGACCAGCAAGTCCGGTACCAGTTCGCCCCGCGCGGGAAAAACCGGAGAGCGCCCTGCCCATAAGGAGTAACCATGACCATCAGCTTTGCACAAATACCGGTTACCATTCGCACCCCCGGCCAGTATGTAGAGTTCGACAATTCTCTGGCCAACAAGGGACTGGTGCGCGATATGGCCCGGGTATTGCTGCTCGGACAGCTTTTGCCCGGTGGTAATGCAACGCCTCTTACCCCTGTCCGCGTATTGTCGGCGGATCATGCAGTGGCCCTGTTCGGCCGTGGCAGCATGCTGGCCGCCATGGCCGCAGCATTCAAAAAAGCCAACGAAGATTCCGATTTGTGGGTCGTACCCGTAGCAGACAATGTTGCAGGTCAGGCCGCAACAGGCACCGTCACCATTGCGGGTTCCGCTGTGGCTGCAGGCACTTTGTTGCTTTATGTGGGTGGCATCAAGGTACAGAGCTCCGTTGCTGTCGGAGCCAGCGCCGCAACCGTGGCCGCCGATCTTGCAGAAGCGGTAAACGCTTTACCCGATCTGCCTGTGACTGCTGCTGCTGAGGCGGCAGTCGTTACCCTGACCTCCCGGCACAAGGGCGAGTGTATGAACTCGCTCGACCTGCGCACCGTCTATTGGCAGGGAGATACCGAACCCGCCGGTCTTACCGTCACGTTATCGGCAATGAGCGGGGGGTCCGGCAATCCCGATGTGAACAGCGCCATCGCCGTGCTGGGTGACGTTCAGTATCACCATATCATTACGCCCTGGACTGATGCCGCAAACCTTGATGCTCTGGAGGCGGAGGTAGAAGACCGTTGGTCCGCCACCCGCCAGATTGAAGGGCAGATATGGGCGGCGCTTGCAGGAAGTCATTCGACCTTATCCACAGCAGGCAGCTCCCGTAATTCCGAAGTGATCTCTATTATGGGCGCTCAGGGCAGCCCCACGCCGCCGTGGGTATGGGCCGCAGTGTATGGAGCCGTGGCGGCGTATCAGCTGGGTATCGACCCGGCCCGGCCTCTTCAGACATTGGTTCTGCCCGGCGTGCTTGCGCCGCGGGAAAAGGACAGATTCACCCGCGCCGAACGCAACCTGCTGCTGTACGACGGCATAAGCACGTTCCTTGTGGCGGTGGACGGCACTGTGTCCATTGAACGTGCCATCACAACGTATCAGGTGAATGGCTATGGCCTGCCTGACCCCAGCTATCTCGATGTGGAAACGCTCGCCACCCTGTCTGTCCTGCGCAGCACACTGCGTGCCCGCATCAGCCAGAAATTCCCCCGGCACAAGCTTGCGGATGACGGCACCCGCTTCGGCATCGGGCAGGCCATTGTTACGCCCGGTATTATCCGGGCAGAAGTGATTGCCCTGGCCCGGGCGTGGGAAGAACGCGGATGGGTTGAACAGGTGGATGCGTTCAAGGAGCAGCTGATTGTAGAGCGCAATGCCGACAATCCCACCAGGGTGGACGTGGTTCTGCCTCCTGATCTGGTCAACCAGTTGCGCGTATTCGCGGCGCTGGTCCAGTTCAGGGTCTAACTATCGCAAAAGGAAAACAATATGTCTCAGTATCTCGGACGAGCGACCATCACCTACGACGGCAACAAACTGGACACGCAGAAATCCGCAAAGATCAATCTGGGGGGAATATCCCGCAAACCAGTGGTGGGCAGTGTCGGCGTGGGCTACGCCGAAGAAATGGTGCCCGCCACGGTGGAGTGCGAGGTCAACGTCTCCAGAGAGACACCCGTGGAGGCCATCCGCAACATCACGAACGCCACTATCACCTTTCAGGCGGATATCGGCTCGACTTGGATCGTGCGCGAAGCGTTTCTTGAAGACGTGCTCCAACTCGGCGAAGGCGAAGGCGGCAAAATGAAAGTCAAATTCACGGGTTCTCCCGCAGAGCTCGCATAACTGATCAGGAATCATCATGAACGACATAACCGAAACAGCTGAAGTCCAGAATAAGCCCGCTGAGGACTGCGCCGGTGCCGTGTCTCCGGTGCGTGTAGCCTTATCCCGCCCTTTCATCGTCGGGGAAGCAACCTATACCCATCTTTCTATCCGCGAACCCTTTGTGGAAGACCAGCTGGCCGTGGATGAACCCGGCCTCACGCAGGGACAGACTGAGCTCCGGCTTATCGCCAGACTGTGCGGGGTGCGGGCGGAGGCTCTGCACAAACTGCCTTCCTGCGATTACATGAAACTGCAACGGAGTCTGTACGGTTTTCTCTTGCCCAGCGCGGCTGTATCCGCCGGGCCGCGCTCGAACTTGGGCATATATCCGGCTGGAGCAGACGGGAAATAGAAGGCATGCCGGTTCAGGAGTTTCTCTCCTACCACGCAGAAGCTCTCCGTCTGACCCGGGATCTGATGCAAACGGGTTAGCCGGGCCGGAATGAACCAGACAGCGACAGGGAGGATACAGTGCTCGGTTCAGGCCAGATGGCACTTAATATAATGATCGGGGCCGCTCTTTCGGGCGGCTTCCGGTCTTCCCTCGGCACGGCAGGGTCAGAGATCAACCGGCTCTCCGACCGGTCCATGCATCTCGGGGAATCCCTGAACGTGGCGGACAGACAGATGCGCAGCCTGAGTGGCGGTGCGGAAAACCTGCAAGGTCATCTGATGCAGGTGGGTCAGGCCATCGGGTCGTTGATGATTATCCGCAACGCCATAACCATGGCCGGAGATCTGCAGCACCGGCTGGCTGCAACCGGCATAACGGCAGACCTCACGGCAGCCCAGGTAACTGAATTGCGTAACCGTTTGCGGCTGCTTTCCGTGCCGGATGCTACCAACCAGTCGGTGGACGAGCTGGAAAGAGGTTTCAACAAGCTGGTCAGCGCAGGTATGGATTCGGGCAAGGCTCAGGATGCGTTATACGGCATCGGACGAACCGCAACGGCTACACAGGCGAGCATTGAAGACCTCTCTGACACTTCATACGTCCTCATCGAAACTCTTGGGGTTGCCCCGGATGCACTAACTGCCGAACTGGACCGTCTGGCCTATGCAGGTGGCCGTGGAGCTTTTGAGCTGAAGGATATGGCCAAATATTTCCCCATGCTGGGGGCCGGAGCCAAAGCGCTGAAGCTTCAAGGAAGCGAAGCCGTGGGCACGTTGGGTGCCGCTTTGCAGATAGCCAAGCGGGGCGCAGCCGATCCCGGCGAAGCCGCAAACAACATGGCAAACTTCATGCGGGCCTTGTCTTCTCCCGAAACCCTGAAGAATGCCAGGCAGGCGGGAATCAATATCAAGGGTATTATCCGCAAGGCGTGGGCGGAGGGCCGCAACCCGCTGGAGGATGTGCTGGAGGCCGTCAAGGCTAAGACCAAGGGCGATCCTTTCAAGATCGGCCAGATATTCCGGGATGCGCAGGTTCAGAACTTTCTCAAGCCGGTTCTTGCAGACCTCGACGAGCTGAAAGCTCTCAAGAATGACATCATGACGAAGAGCACCGGAACCGTGGACCGGCAGTACGTCATCATGATGGACCAGTTCAACGAAAAGACCAAAGCTTTTGACAGTTCCCTGACCAAGCTTGGCGATTCCCTCGGGCGCTCCTTCCTCGCCCCGCTCGGGGCTGTTGTGAGCATACTCACGCCGTTCATCGGTTTTCTGGCCGATGCAGCTGATGCCTCGCCGGTGTTCACCTTCACGCTTGTCACGCTGGGGGCCGCGCTCACGGTGCTTCCTCCGGCTATTATGCTGGTAGGTGCCGCATTGCGGGTCATGGGGGGGGCAATGATGGCCAACCCTATTATGGCAGGAATTGCCCTTATTGGGCTTGGTGCGGCCTATCTTATCGATCATTGGGATGCTGTTGCCGACTTTTTCAAGGGCATTTGGGAACCGGTGCGACCCTATTGGGAAAAGTGGTTCGGCTGGATCGGTGCTGCATGGGACAAGATGAGTCCTATATTCGAAACAGTTGGCAAGTGGTTCGGAATCGGGGAAGAGGCTCCGGCCGCTGCAGCTGCGGCGCAGAAATCAGCACCCCGGATGGGTGATGCATTACAAGGTTCGCCGACGGCATCTGCCGGACAAAAAAGCCCCAGGATGGGAGCCGGAATCAACGCCGCAGAAAAGCGCGGTGCGTCCCTGACTGCCCGCAGCGGCCAGCAGGAGAGCTCATCCGGCAGGACAATGCGGCACTTCATCGAACTCACGGTGCGCGGCCTGCCTGCAGGCTCCAGCCTGGTGGCCCGCTCCGACAGTTCCGACGTCACCATCAACGCACGCACCGGCCCTCTCATGGCCGGGGCAAACTAAGAAAACGAAGGAGGCCAGCATGGCAGCTTCATGGCGCGATAAGCTTCGCCCGGCATCCTTCCGGGGGGTGAGCTTCGAAGTGGCCACCCGTCAGTATGCCGGGGGCCGTCGTGTTGCCACTCACGAATATCCCAAGCGGGACGAACCCAGCAACGAAGATATGGGACGCAAGGCGCGGCAACTGTCGGTGGAGGCTTTCCAGTTCGGACCGGAATATCTGGGGCCGCGTAATGCCCTGCTGGAAGCGCTGGAGCAGGCAGGCCCCGGTGAATATGTGGACCCGTGGGGGCTTTCACATTCCGTGGTAGTCCGTTCGTTCTCAGCCTCCGAACGGTTGGATATGGGAGGGTATGTGGCATGGCGCATCGACTTCGCGGAAGATGCCGCCGGTGGACACGCCAGCCGTGCGGACACTGCAGCCCTGACGGCCTCTGCCGCAGATAACGCCGGGACAGTCTACGTGGAAGAGTTTCCGGAGTACTTCACGGTGCAGAATGTCCCGGATCAGGTCAGGTACGACGCACTCAATGATGTGGAAGGATGGTTGGGCAGGTGTGCCGGTTTCTCGCTGACAACGCCTGCAGCCCTGCGCTCGGTGCTGAACATCAGGAGGCAGGCCGTGTCACTGCTGGATAAACCGCAGCAGCTTGCGCACAGCATTTTTGGCATCGTGGGATCACTTTTAGAAGGCATCGGCTCGGCAAATCCCAAGTCCCGTTATGCCGCAGCGAGAGATATCGCCGCGCTGGCTCCAGCCCGTCCTGATGCTTCGGTCGCTCCCTCACCGTCAACAGCCAACAGGGCAGCCCTTTCGGACATTACCTCGGGGCTGGCGCTGGTGCAGGCAGCCCGGGCCACCTCTGAAATGGACTTTGATGTTTACGACGACGCCGTGGCAGTGCGGCTGCAGGTCGCCGACGATCTGGATTCCGCCATGGCAAGTGCGTCAGACCCTCTCTATGAAACCTTGCACGCCTTGCGCACGGCCGTTGTGCGGGACATATCCTCGCGTGGAGCCAACCTGGCCAGACTGGCGGATCTGCAGACCACCGCAACGCTGCCCGCGCTGGTTGTGGCCTACGGGTATTATGGCGATGCCTCCAAGGAAACTGAAGTGCTTTCACGCAACCCTGTGATCCGGCATCCGGGATTTGTTCCCGGCGGAAGCACCCTGAAGGTGAAACGTTATGAGTGACATGGTCAGTATCCATACCGGGGGCACTATTCATGAAGGTTGGACGGAAGTTTCCATTACGCTGGCTCTGGATCGCCTCTCTGGCGAATTTGACGTGCGTCTGACTGATTCATGGGTACGGAACGGCCGCACCTTTCGCTTTGATGTTCCCGAGGGCGCCTCCTGCGTGGTGCGCATAGACGGCGAAACCGTACTGACCGGGTATGTCGACGAGGTCGCCCGCGAGTACGACGAAACCAATCGGCGCACGTCCTTGCGCGGCCGGGACTCGGCGGGGGATCTGGTCGACTGTTCCGCTCCTGTGGCTGATTGGCAGGGCCGGTCGCTGGCAGCCATCGCTGCTGATCTGTGTGCCCCGTTCGGTATCAGCGTCCTGTCCCGGGCTGCAGCCGCACAAACGGCATTTCCCCGTTTTTCCACCAATCCCGGCGATACCGTGGCGGCCACGCTTGAGCGCATGCTGCGTCAGCGCGGACTCATGGCATGGTCCGATGGCCTCGGCGGCCTGATCATCGATACCGTGCAGGAAAGCAAGCCGATAGCCGTGCTGGAACCGGGACGAACCATCTTGTCGGCAAGCTGCTCCCGTTCCATGGCGGATCGTTTCGCCACTTATTCCGCCGTGGCGCATGCCGATGGCGGTGCTGATATGGACGACGTGGAAAATGCGGAGACCATCACGCGCCCCAGCGGCAGCGCCGCTGACCCGGGCGTATCCCGTCACCGTCCTCTGGTCCTGATTGCGGAAACACAGGCGGGCGGCCCGTCGCTGTCCACCCGGGCGGCACACGAGGCAAAGACCCGCGCAGCCAGAGGCTGGCAGGCTGTTTACACGGTGCCGGGCTGGAGGAATGACCGGGGCTTGCTCTGGCGTCCCGGACAAACCGTCACTCTGCGGGATGATCTGCTTTCCCTGTCCGGTAACTGGGTCATCACACAGGTCCGGTTCCGTCAAACGGACCGGGAAGGTACTGCTGCAGAACTTACGGTGGCCCGGGCTGCGGCTTTTTCCGTGCTGGCCGAACCGGAAAAGGCCAAAGGCCAACGCGGATGGGATGAGGAGGATGCCGCATGATAAGCCGTGATGATTTTCAGCGCCTCATCGCCCCGGTGGTTCAGCGGGTCCGCCTCATGGTTTCCCGTGCCGTCGTTCGTCTGGTGGATTCCTCCCGGCGTGTGCAGGTGCTGCAGGCCGGGCTGCTGGCAGGCGAAACGCGGGACAATCTGGAATGCTTCGAGCACTACGGATTCACCTCCAATCCCCTGCCGGGCATGGAAGCGGCCGTCATGTTCATTGGCGGTGACCGGTCTTCAGGCGTTGTGGTGGCTGTCGGTGATCGTCAGTTCCGCCTGCGCGGCCTCGAGCCGGGTGAAGTGGCCCTGTATACGGATGAGGGCGATTCACTGGTTTTTAAGCGCGGCAGAACCGTGGAGCTGAGCACCCTGCACGTGCAGATCAGCGCGACCGAAGACATCAGCATGGCCACGAAACGGTTTTCCGTCACCGGTACCGAATCCGTCATGATCAACACTCCCGCCCTCACCGCGCGGGGAGTAGGAGACGCTGCTGCGACCGCCTGCTTAGAAGGCAATGGAGACATCTTTTCACTATTTTTCATAACATAGCACTACCACCTATAATCAATGAAGTCTTCAACATGGCAACATTGTTGTGCTTGCCATATTTTTCATCTATTGTCATATTTCAGGTTGGAAATAGGGTTGGAAAATAGGAGGGAGTACATGGCGGCTAGTAAGCGATTCAAAACTAAATATCCGGGAGTTTTTTATCGGATCACCCAGCGCATCGGTGTCCCAAATGCCGAAGAACACGTTTTTTACATTGTGTTTAAAAAAGACGGTAAAGTTTTTGAAGAAAAAGCTGGTAGGCAATATGCCGATGCCATGACCGCCGCAAAGGCATCCCGTATCCGTGCTGAGCGAATCGAGGGCAAACGGCTTTCGCGCAAGATGGTCAAAGAGCAACAGGCGACATTAAAAAAGGCTGAGTTGGAACGCAACACCATTGCACAAATTCTGAAACTTTATCAGGGAGCACTACCCGACAGAAACTGGAAGACAGATATCTCGCTCTACAGAGTGTATCTTGAAGAAAAATTTGCGACCAAGCGACCTGAAGACGTAACAACCCTTGAAGTAGACGCTGTAGCGCAACAGATGAAAAAAGCAGGCAAGTCGCCCCAAACCATCAAACACACACTGGGCCTGCTGCGTCGCATCATCCGCTTTGGTATCAAGAAGGGCCTTTGCCCTGCTATTGACCCCTCCACGCTGTATTTTGAAATGCCAGTGGTAGACAACACAAAGACAGAGTGCCTTACTCAAGAGCAGCTGAAACGCTATTTGGAAGCACTCGATAAAGAGCCTGATCAAAATGCAGCGTCCTTGCTACGACTCGCGCTGGCAACTGGCATGCGCAAGGGAGCCCTTCTGGCTTTGCAGTGGGCAGACATCGATTTTGAAAAAGGATTTGTTACCTTGCGGGGGGATGTCGCCAAGAAAGGCAAAACTGAGCGTATTCCTTTGTCAGAATCTGCACGAACCGTACTTTTACATGTGCAACGGACTGATAGCCCGTTTGTGTTTCCCGGCAAAGATGGTGGACAACGGACAACTTTCACGCGCATCGCCCGCAGAGTTCGTGACGCTGCCGGACTGCCCAAAGACTTCAGGCCACTACACGGCCTACGCCATGCATACGCATCCTTCCTTGCCTCTAGCGGCAAGGTAGATCT